TAAAACGAATAAAAAAAGATGTTGAACTAAAAGACCTAAAAATCAAGGAAACTAAAAATCAATTACATTTAGCAACTATCGTCGAAAAAGTGATGACTGATATACTTATGAACATTAAAGGGAAGCTGCTTTCTATATCTAGTAAGGTAGCGCCAGCTGTAATTGCAGCGGATAATCTTGGGGAAATTCAGGATGTTATTCAAGATGAAATATTCGAGGTTTTGGAAGAACTCAGTGAGTACGATCCAGAAATGTTTAAAAATAATAAAATTTTTGTGGAAAATGAGGAAGATATGGAAGTGAAAGTTGAAAGTGAAAAAAGAATTAGAGGAAGACCTAAAAAGAACAGTTAAATTATTTAAAAAAATTGCCTTAGTTTTAAAGCCACCGCCAAAATTAACAATTGATACTTGGGCGGATATGTATAGAGTTTTATCAACTAAAAGTTCAGCAATTCCTGGAAAATGGAAAACTGACAGAGTGCCATTTCAAAGAGAAGTAATGAGGGCAATCTCTGACAAAAATACAGAAAAAGTTGTGATGATGTATGGTGCCCAGTTGTCAAAAACAGAAATTCTTATGAATACTGTTGGATATTTTATGGATTATGAGCCGTCTCCTATTATGTTTTTAATGCCTACTAAGGACATGGCGGCAGATTTTTCAACGACAAGGCTTAATGATATGATCCAGTCTACACCACAACTACGTAACAAAATTATTGAAAGTGCTGATGCAAGAGATACGAAAAGACAAAAAGAGTTTTCAGGCGGATACATTGTTTTAACTGGGACTAATTCAGCTTCAGAATTGGCAAGTAGGTCAATTAGGGTTCTATTAGCGGACGAAATTGACCGTTTCCCTAGAAGTGCTAAAAAAGAGGGAGACCCATTAAATCTGGCAATCGAAAGGGTAAAAACTTGGCCAAACAGTAAAATAGTTTTGACAAGTACACCAACAATCAAAGGCGGAAGCAGAATAGAACTTGAATATGAGAACAGCTCGAAAGATGAGTATTACATTCCTTGCCCAAAATGTGGTGAAATGCAAACTTTGAAATGGGGAAATATTATTTTTGAAGATGTTACACATAAATGTGAGAAATGCATGGAAACTTCGAGCGAATACGAATGGAAACGAAATCTTATTAAAGGTGAATGGAGAAGTACTAATCCTGAAGTAGACCCACATATTTCAAGAGGATTTCATGTATCGGAGTTATACAGTCCGTTTACTAAATGGGCTAGCATAATTCGTAAATTTAGAGCGGCAAAAGGTGATGAACAGCTTATGAAAGTATTTGTAAATACGGCTCTTGGGGAATGCTGGGAAGAAAAGGTTGAAAGATTTAGCTTTGAGGAAATACAGGCAAGGGCTGAGGATTACGGAGAGTATTTGAATTACGAGGACGGAACGTATGAGGAGGTAGAAATTCCTGATAAAGTCAATGTGCTTACTGCTGGTGTCGATGTTCAAGACAATAGACTTGAGGTTGAAATCGTTGGATGGGCAAAAGGTGAAGAAAGCTGGGGGATTTATTATAAAGTGATTATGGGGAATCCTGCTTTGCCTTATGTTTGGAATGAATTAGACCAAGTTCTGATGAAAGATTATTCATATCAGAATGGGGAAAAAATAAGAGTTGCTTGTGCTTGTGTTGATACAGGCGGACATCATACTGATGATGTTTACAGGTATGTAAAAGCAAGAGAACAGTTGAATATTTTTGGAATAAAAGGAAGTGGAGAAGCTGGAAGACCTCTTATTTCACGACCTAGCAAAAATAATAAAGGTGGAATTTCCTTGTTTGTCTTGGGAGTTAATACTGGAAAGGATACTATAATGAGTAATCTTAAAGTAACAGAACCAGGAGCTAAGTATATGCACTATCCAAACGACCCTAAACGTGGATATGATGAAGTTTATTTTAAAGGGCTTACATCTGAAATAAAAGTTGTCACATTTAGTAAAGGGCAAGCTAAAATCGAGTGGAAAACAGTAGGAGATAAAAGAAATGAGCCTTTGGACATCAGGAACTATGCACAGGCTGCATTAAGAATTGCTAATCCAGATTTAGACATTAGGTATTCAACTGATTTGTTAAACGGATTAAGAACACAGAGAGTTAGTAGAAAAAGAAAAATACTGTCGAAAGGAATTAAGTAAATGGGAAAATCGAATTATTCAAGAGAATATATTTTAGAAATGATAGTTGAATATGGTAAAGCTGAACGAGCAGTTTTAACAGGAAAAAGCTACAAAATTGGGACAAGAGAACTTACTCGAATGGGAATAGATGAAATAAGAAAAGGGAGAGCTTATTGGGAAAATGAATTACAAAAATTAAATAGTGTTGGAAAAAGAAGAGTTAGAAGAGGAGTTCCTAGAAATCTTTAAGTTAGAAAGAGAGGTGTGATATGAATTTAATTGACAATTTAGTGGCGGTATTTAATCCGCAAAAAGGAGTAGAAAGATTTAAGGCAAGAAGAAAACTGGAAATTTTAAATACTGGATATTCTAATCACGGAGCTTCAACTACTAAAAAAGCAATGATAGGTTGGCAGAGTACTGCGGGCGGTGTAAAAAAAGATATCTATAAAAATCGTAAGAAATTGATTGAGCGTTCAAGAGATTTATATATGGGAACTTCTGTTGCAACTGGAGCATTAAAAACTATTAATACAAATGTTGTAGGAAGTGGATTGAAATTAAAAGCCGCTATTGATAGTGAGACAATAGGAATAAGTGATGATGAAGCGGCTAAGGTAGAAGAATTGATTGAAAAAGAATTTGAACTTTGGTCGAAAGATAAGATTGATAATTTAGGAACTATGAATTTTTACCAAGTTCAAGAACTTGTGTTTTTGACAGTACTACTGAATGGAGAGTGCTTTATAAAATTAAATTATTTTGAAACACCTAAAAATCCCTACAGCTTGAAATTGGAAATCTTAGAACCTGATAGAATTTATACTCCTAATAATATGCTTTCAGATAAAAGTGTAGTTGAAGGAGTAAAAATAGATAAAAACGGTAGGGTTAAAGGTTATTATGTTTCATCTGAACATCCGTTGGATGCAACTGGTGCAGTAACAGAAAAATTTATTAAAGTTTATGGAAGTGAGAATCAAAAAAACATAATTCATCTTCTTTTCACTGAAAGACCTGAGCAAATAAGGGGAATCCCAATATTGTCACCAGTCATTGAAAATTTAAAACAGCTTGGAAATTATACTGAAGCAGAATTAATGGCTGCTGTTATAAGCGGATTATATGCAATTTTTATTGAAAGTGAAGCTGATAGCCCAAGCGGAGCTGATGTTGGAGAACTTGAAGCGGTTGAGAATGATTTGCTTGTAGATTCAGAAGATGAAACAACTATAGAACTTGCACCAGGAATGATTGCTTCACTTAATCCAGGAGAAAAAGCAAAAGCTACTAATCCAGGAAGACCAAATGCACAATTTGATCCGTTTGTGACAAGTATTTTAAGACAAATAGGAAGTGCCCTAGAAGTTCCGTATGAACTTTTGATTAAGCATTTTACGGCAAGTTATTCAGCAAGCCGTGCAGCACTTTTAGAAGCATGGAAAATGTTTAGAAAGAGACGAGAATGGTTTTCTGAGAATTTCACTCAACCAATTTACGAAGAATGGTTAAATGAAGCGTATTTGTTAGGGAGAATAGAACTTAAAAATTACGGAACTGATTTTCTTATAGATAAAGCTTGGTGCGGTTCACAATGGAACGGACCTTCGCAAGGGCAAATTGACCCATTAAAAGAGGCTAATGCTGCTGTTATAAGAATTAATAATGGATTATCGACTAGAACTAGAGAAACAGCGGAGCTTAATGGTGGAGATTTTGAACAAAATGTAAGAATTTTAGCAAAAGAAAATAAATTATTAAAAGAGAAAGGAGTGGTAATAAATGCCGAAACAACTAAAATTTTGGAATCTAGTGAAGAATGAGGAAGAAAAAACGGCGGAACTTATACTTTATGGGAGCATAGGGAGTGATGAGTATTGGGATGACATATCCGATAAGGTATTTAAACAAGATATAGAAAACCTTGGAGATATAGAAAATATTACTTTACATATAAACAGTCCAGGTGGAAGTGTATTTAGTGCTGTAGCAATAGCAAATACTCTTAAAAATCACAAAGCTAAAGTGACAGCAAATATTGATGGATTAGCAGCGAGTGCCGCAACTATTATAACAAGTGCTTGTGATACTGTAAGAATGCCTAAAAATGCATTGTTTATGATTCACAATCCGATTACTTTTGCTTATGGGAATAATCAAGAAATGCAGAAAACTGTTGAAATGCTTGATAAGGTTAAAAACAGTATTATTGAAACGTATTTGGGCAAAACAAAAGCAGACAAGAAAACTTTATCTGAATTAATGGATAATGAAACTTGGATGGATGCAGAAACAGCTAAGGAATATGGTTTTATTGACGAAATTGTGGATGAAGAAGTGGGAAAAGAATTTGTAGAAAATAAATTAATTATAAATAACATGGCTTTTGATATTTCAAAATTTAAAAATTTTAAAAAAGCAAAAGATGTAGTTATTAATAATAAAAAAAATACTAAGGAGGTAAAAATGACTTTAGAGGAATTAAAAAATCAATTTCCTGATTTGTATGATTATGTATTAAATGAGGGGAAAAAAATTGGAAAAGAGGAAGAAAGAGAAAGGTTAAAAGCTATTGATGATATAGGAGTTAATAATTATTCTGAATTAATAGAAAATGCTAAATATGTTAATCCTATGTCAGCTAGTGAATTGGCTATTAATATTTTGAAAAAACAAAAAGAAGAAAAAGCTCAAAAGTTGCAAAATATTAAAAACGAAAGTCAAGATAATTTTATACCACCAGCTATGAATGATGGAACATCGCCTGGTAAAAAAGAAGAAAAACGGTTTATGGGAATTGATATTATGAATATTTTTTCTAGAATGAATAAAAAAACAGAGGAGGGAAAATAAATGGATTTTGTAACAAAAGGCAATGAATATGCCAGTGAACAATTTTTGAGCGGTACAGGACACAAATATATGGAATTTGAAGTGCCCCAAGGTAAAAGTGTAAAAAGAGGTGATGCTGTAAATGCAACTGCTGAACTTTCAGATGGAACTGATTTGTTTGGAATAGTTATGGAAAATGCTGACGGAACAACGGTAAAAACTAAAACAACTGTAGCTATTTCAGGGGAATTCATTTTTGAGGGATTAAATGTGAAAGCAGGTACACAAAAAGCAG